TCACAGTTGATGAGATGGAAACTCTCATCTCACGTGCGATTGAAGGAACCCCGTGGGAAAAACTGGATGTCTCCGTCCAGAGAATTGATCTGATAACATGATCATGATATTTCCCTTGCCACATATGTAAGCGTGGGGTAGTTCACTCAGCAACATTTATATATTATCAGTGACAACATAACCTATCATGTATATCACAGTGAACAAAAATAGCGAGAAGCGCCTGATATCCTGTTCTAGTAGTTTATACTCACTGTGTTTGCTCAGCTCGCTATGAGCGAGCTTAAAGTTTAATCCCAGAATAATTGTGCCCCTGTGACGGAGCGGTTGAACGTGCATGATTGCTAATCATGTGCATCCAATCGGATGCCGCAGGTTCGAATCCTGCCGGGGGCGTCTGCATGGATGGCAGACTGGCCATGCGTCTGATTGCAGATCAGAACAAACAGGTTCGATTCCTGTTCCATGCTTCAGCCCGTGTAACCCTAATGGTAAGGGCGTAGTCCTGAAATTGGATAGACAGGAAAACTACTGCCGCGTTGCGGCTTGCAGGTTCAACTCCTGTCACGGGCGTAACTAATATAAAGATAGAGGTTTAATTCCTATGACAGGATTGAAAATGAATCGCGGTTGGAAAAATTTGGAGATCGGAAACGTAGAAAAACATAAAAAGTATGTGGAAGGATATAATGCGGAACCAAGGTTGTGCAAGAAATGTGGTAACATCATACCATACGAAAAACGACAGAACAATTTCTGCAATAGCTCGTGCTTCGCATCATATACAAATGTTGGAATGTGTAGGAATAAAAGACGTTGCGTTAATGGGGAGGTAGTACAGTGTAAATTGTGTGGCAAACGTATTATTCACTATATCGGAGAAGGGTTTTGTAGCCGCCTTCATGTGAGTTTGTATAAGACAAAGCAGATGATAGAATCTGGACAGGCAACACACTGTAACAAGCGAGCTGTAAGATCATATCTGATGTATATCCACAAAAATCGATGTGAACAATGTGGACGTGGCGAGTGGTTTGGACATCTACTCTCACTCGAAATACATCATATGGATGGAAATGTTGATAACATGAATCTAAACAACATAAAGTTGATGTGTCCAAATTGTCACAGTATAACAGATAACTATAAATCTAAAAACAGACATAAGAATACAAATAGACAACTTTATGGAGAAACAATGATGAAGAGAAATGAACTCATAGAACAACCGGCGGGACAGATTAAACTCGGACATGAAATAACTCTGGAAGAGATTCTGGAGATGAAGTATGATGTTCATGCGAATTTCGATCCGCCAGTATAACCAAGGAGAAAGAATGTCACTGAAATCAGCAGATGGTCAAGATGGTCTGGATCACAAGTTGCTCAGTCGCGAACGACGGAAGTCAACGAAAAAGCAACTGAAACGCCTTGTAGATGACATGAAGAACATCGATGAGGAAGGAGAGTTCGTGGATTTTGATCCACAGGTATAAGTATAATGCTGGGCGCGTGCTGGAACGGCAACAGAAACGGCTTAGGACCGTTGTCACGCAGGTGATAGGGGGTTCGACTCCTCCCGTGCCCATTGCGCGGATGTGCATGAGCTAGGTCAAAGTGACGGCGTCAAGACCGCCGTGTCGAAGGGCTTCGAGGGTTCAAATCCTTCCATCCGCATCAGGTATAGAAGGTTGAATACAAAATTGCGTGCCCATGCTAGAGTTGGTCAAATAGCGACGATCCAAAATCGTCGGTCGAAGGGCTATCGTCGGTTCGAATCCGACTGGGCACATCCTGCACTGCAGGCAAAGATCTCGGGTGGTTGCTTGAGCGGTCTAAAAGGCAGAACTTAAGATTCTGTGCCAAAGGGCTTTTAAAAGCGAAGGTTCGAATCCTTCACCACCCATAAGAACCTATATACTTATACAAGCGATATAAGCTGAGTATGGTATCTGGAACGAAGGAAATAATTCAGTCTTTACGTAAATCTGGAATGTCAAGATCTGAGATCAGAGATTATACTGGATATGCATTGAGTACTATAGGGAGATGTACAACGGGACTTATTTTATCAGATGAAATTAAAAATAAAATAAGAGAACGAGGCATGCAAAAATCCCGCGAAGGCTATAAAAAATGGCTCATGGCAAATCCAAATCATTCACATCTTAAAGAAGCAAAGGAAAAGGCCATAGAATTAAGAAAACAAGGAGAGACAATACCTCAAATTGCAAAGACAATAAATGTAGCAAGAAGTTCTGTTTGTAATTGGGTCAAAGGAGTTCAATTGCCGGATGATTATAAAGAGAAGTTAAAGAGGATGCGTGCAGGTTATATTATAAAATATATGTCAAACCATGTATCTCCAAATAAAGGAAAACTATTAAAACGAAAGTATGAGATTATTGATGGTGTTGAATATTTGTGGTGTTATAAGTGCAAGCAGATGGTAAAGAGAAGTGATTTCTATAAAAAGAAGAATGGGACGAGAGATGAAACGTGGTGTAGGCCATGCCTTAGGGATCATGTTAAACAATATTTTAACAATTTAAGACATCGAGTAGTAATAACACTTGGTGGTTATAAGTGTTATGATTGTGGTTGTGATGACTACGAATTATTGGAAATACACCACAATAATCGAAATGGAAAAGATGAGAGAAAACGATTATATGCGATGTTTAAAAAGATAATTGCGATGGGCGATACTGCAAGAGAAGAATATTCAGTTTTATGTAAAGTTTGTCATGTAGCTAAACACATTGGACCACATTATATAATTACATGGAAACCATTAAATACTTTTGAAACGAATACATATGTAACAACATTGAGGTGAGTGAAAAGATGAGCAACATCTGTACAATCTGCCCGACACGATATGGGTGTGGGTTCTTTCTTGGTACGTCTCAAAGAGCCTGCGCTGAGTTTGCACTTGTTTCTGCGAAGATCACCGGGTCTCAAATTGAATACGGTCACGGTGGAATTCTGAAGTTGACGGATCTGGAGCGGTGATGCCAGATGCCTCTCGGTGAAATCCTTGCGAGGACTCTTGGTGCAGCAATCAGTTATTATCTCATCTATCTTGCAGCCCGCTGGTTCCTGAACAAAATGTCGCCCGGCTGGTGGATCAGGTATCCTTCATGGCGGAGCGCGCTTAAGACTGCATACACGGTGATGGCAGTCATGAGTATCCTATTCACGATTGGCGGGCGATGATATAGGATGGATTGGAAAGACCCGGAACAGGTGCGGAACTATCAGAAGGAATGGTATGAACAGCACCGGGATGAAGTTCTCAAACGGAATAAGGAATACTATGAACAGCATCGGGATGAAAAACGCAAATATCAGAAGGAATACCGTGAGCAGCACCGGGATGAAGTTCTCAAATGGAGTAAGGAATACTATGAACAGCACCGGGATGAAAAACACAAATATCAGAAGGAATACCGTGAGCAGAACCGGGATAAGATCCACAAACGTGGTACTGAATACTATAAGCAGAACAGAGAGGAGCGAAAGGAATACCGCAAACTGAACTGGGAGGATATCAACAGGCGAAATAAGAAATACCACGAACAGCACCGGGATGAGATCCGCAAACAGCGGAAAGAGTACTATGAGCAGTTGTATAGTACTTTTGAAGGTCGTGCACTGGCCATTGCCAAATCAAACAAACGCCGTGCACTCAAGAACGGTAACCATAGCAACTTTGATGTTAATATATGGTTTGAATGCATTGATTTCTTCGGTTGGAAATGTGTATATTGTGGAGAGATCATCGGTTTTGAAGGAGCAGATAAATATCATGTTATTACTGAAGATCATATCATTGCACTTGATAACAACGGTTCACATGTAAATTCAAATGTTGTACCAGCATGCCTCTCTTGTAATTGCAGCAAGAACAGTACGTTTCTTGAAGTATGGTATCCGAAACAGGAATTCTATTCCGAGGATCGGCTTGCCCGGATCTACCAGTGGAGAGATGAGCAACGTGTGCTGGAAATCCAGAAATCAAAAGATATATATACTATTGAAACGAATACATATGTAACAAAGAGGTGTAGTGAAAATGTATCTTGTAAAGATTAACGAAGACGAGGTTACGACAACCTACCATGAGTTTGGCAATAAGAACGCAGCTGAAGCCTTCTATCTTGAGGCATATGCGATGGGGCAGGATGCTGAGATATACGAGTGCGTAAGCATGGTTAAGTGATGTCACATGGGAGAATGGAAGAACCAGCTCTACTATGGTGATAACCTTGAGGTGATGCGTAATCATAAATTTTTCCCAGATGAAAGTGTTGATTTAATCTATCTTGATCCGCCTTTCAATTCTGGACGAAATTACAATGTGATATTTCGTGAGAAAAATGGAAAAGCACCCGATGCGCAGGTATCTGCATTCAACGATACATGGGTGTGGGGTGATAATACTGATAAGATATTTAATGAAATAAAGAAATCTGATCGGTTTACTTCAGAGACAAAAGAGATTATTATCTCAATGTGTGCATATCTCGGTAAATCATCACTCATGGCATATCTTATTGAGATGACTCCACGGCTTGTTGAAATGAAACGTATCCTGAAAGATACTGGGAGTATTTATCTCCATTGTGATCCTACTGCATCACACTACCTGAAAATCTTAATGGATGCTATTTTTGGAATGGAGAATTTCAGGAATGAGATTGTGTGGTGTTATACCGGGGGAGGACGATCAAAAGAAAACTTTGCAGAGAAACACGATATAATATTATTATATTCAAAAACAGATTCGTGTTATTTTAATGCAGATGCTATTCGTGTTCCTTATAATCTTGATCCATCAAAATATGACTCGCCCCACGGATGGGGAAGTCATAAAGGGACATCTAAAATTTACAAACCAAATCCAAAAGGGAAAATACCAGAGGATTGGTGGATTATATCTCAATTAAATTCACAAGCAAAGGAGCGACTTGGATATCCTACACAGAAACCAGAAGAACTCCTTGAACGTATAATAAAAGCATCCTGTCCACAAGATGGTATCGTGCTTGATCCATTCTGTGGGTGTGGAACTACAGTAGCAGTTGTAGAGCGTCTTGGCATCAAGTGGATAGGCATAGATGTTACTTATATTGCCATTGGCATCATCAAGGATCGACTTGTAAAATTACATCCAACTGATTTGAAACCCATTGAGGAGCATGGAATACCAAAGGATGTATTCAGTGCGCTCAAGTTGGCTGAACAGGACAAATATGAATTTCAGTGGTGGTTTACATTTGCAATTGGTGGGTACCCATATGGTGATAAGAAAAAGGGTTCAGATAAGGGTGTAGACGGCTGGATGTACTTTGATGAGAAAGGAAAAACTAAGAAGTGCATAATATCGGTTAAAGGTGGTGCAACTGGATCTGCTGACATTCGCAACCTGATTGGAACTCTTCATAATCAGGATGCCGTAATGGGTATTCTTCTTACGGCACACGAACCAACAAAGGAAATGAAGAATACTGTCAGTTCTGCTGGAACGTATACATTCACTACTCATCTTGGAGAGAATATCGCGTATTCAAAAATTCAAATTCTCTCCCTGAAAGATCACTTTGGTGGGAAAAATATTCAGTTCCCCCGAGAAAGTACGATTAGTATGAAGTCTTCAGAACCGGTAAAGAAAGAACATGGTAAACAAACAAATCTTATTTTATAACCTGAAGCAATCGGAAATTCTGAATGTATGAATAAACGCAAACGTTATGAAGGTATCAAGGAGAAATACGGGTAACCTTTATAATATCACGGACGCGCGTAATTTATATGCAAGACGAAGAATATAAAATATGTCCAAAGTGTGGTTCCAGTAGAATAAAAACCGAGTTGGCGTTTTATGATGGCGAAACTGGAACTGGTGGAGTCGATATATTCTGCGAAGATTGTGATTGGGTTATAACAGTTTCAGGATCGGAATAGTTGTGGTAAAGTTTTAATGAGATGTAATATTTTTTATATGATGATATCTAACAACTAATATATGGTAATCAATGCAAAAATTCTGGACATGGCGATCAAAAATCTCGGTAAACGTATAAATCTTGCCGGAGGCAATTGTGGTACATTCGCGCAATCTCTTAATAATATCCTTGGTAGAAAAGGTAAGTATATTGCTGTAATAGAAGAATATGAACCCGAATATATTTCGCATGTTGCCCTCAAAGTTGGTAATATGTTATGGGATGGCAATTGATAAAGCAATGTGAAAAAGGTAGTGAATGGAGGACGGGCTGCCCATTCTATAAAGGGAAAAAGGAACTTATTGATTTGAAGGGAGAGAAGTTTACAGTAATTCAATGTGAAGCGGAGAAATTACGAAGGGCGTCTAGATATGGTGGTTAGTACCGATGAATGACAAAGATCCTGATCTCTTCGTGGTTATCATCCACGGTCCGCCCGGCATCACAGTTGATGAGATGGAAACTCTCATCTCACGTGCGATTGAAGGAACCCCGT